GGAACTAGGAGATTACTACCTTCCTTGAACTTCATGTTATCAACTAACTTATATAAACCCTCAAGATCGAAATCATATAGGTCTAAATCAATATACTGTACAGTTCTGAAACCCTTGATTCCGGCATTGTTAATCATATCACTGTATTCATCAGGATTTAAATCTCTCAGACGATTACGAACTCTATAAACATTAAAGTTCTCACCATCTTTGTAAATTCCTTTCTGAACCTTAGGAGAAGTATACTCACCCTGTAAAATTAAGTCGGGATGTTTAGTAAAGAATGGCATAAGTCTTTCGCAGAACTTATACATTTCCTTGTCACCTTCCACATTTCGACCAAATACAGCAAGACTCTTTCCAAAGTGTAAAGGATTCTTTAGATTTTTAATATTTTTGATATGCTTCGAAATCTGATCCTTTAAAGGTACACCTTTCTTTCTGTGGATAATCTTCTTAAAGATATGTTCAAGTTCTTTCTTAGTTGCCTGAAGATTGAACTTAATATCCACAAGTATTTCCTTTAGACCTCTGTTCTCTAGGAATACAGTCATTGATTTTCCTTCAAGCTTAACTGAAGTGTAATACTTCTTATCCTTAATTTCATCGAGCATTGAAGGATTATTCATTAAGTTATCCTCATCACTCTTAGGAATTAAATCAACTGGAAAATCACGAACACGAACTAACTCAGTACCATTAAACTGTTTAGGACTTGCATCATAACGATCCTCGTCTTTACGTACATTAAAGACTTCATCATAAATTTTACCAGCTTCAATCTTAGTACCTAGTTCATCTGAAGTCATTGTTAAACCAAATGAATAAGCATCACCCATTTTCATCTTTCTGATTAAAAAACCCTTGCAACGTTCATTATAGCAACGTTTTCTTAGAAATTCAAATACTGGTGTTTCTGGAAGAATACTATCTACTTCGAAATAGCAGACTACATCACCAACTTTAAGATTCTTAGAACCAATAACAGTATAAGCATTTTCTTTAAAATGTAAAAGACCTATTTTATCCTTACCCTTTATATCATCTATTTTTGAAATAGTGACAGCGTAAGCCATATTTCTCATAATGTCCTCCGTGTATTGAGAGAATTACTTTATGTTCTTTTATATATTAATAATAAAATATTAAAGATAAAAATCAATATATAAAATATTATATTAATAAAAAAAAACCCTACTTTTTAATCGTAGGGTTTAACTAGGAGTTATATTATGAGAAAATTAAAAATCAGTTTTATGTGTTTCGTAATACTTGCCAGCATCTAATGTATCTGGACCCTTATATCTATGAGCTTCTGCGCGAGCATCCCACTCCTTTTTAAACTCAGCAAACTTTGCTCTTTTTTCACCATCCGGATCAAAGATTTCGTAACCGGAATCACCATATTCTTTTGCTAGAGCTCCACCTTTAAATATTTCAAAAGTATCAGTGATGTTTTTAACATTCCATTTTTTTAAATCATTAGCTCTTTTGAATTCACTCTTTTTGAACATTCCAGAAACATGTGCAGTCTTCTTCTGTCCAATTTGCCATTTAGAAAGATCACCATTGAACTTAGAGCCACTAAACATATAGCCAAAATCTTCACCATTTCTTACATCCCACTTAGAGATATCACCATTGAAATTACTGAAGTTAACTAGCTTGCCTTTGTCAGGACCAGATTTGATTTTATGTGGCCCATTATAGAATAAACAATTAAATTTAGTAACTTTAGAAACATCCAAATCATTTAAATCAGCATTTGGATCATCCTTAATTTTGTACCAAACATTATCAATAATGCTTGTATTACCACATTTTATCTTTGCTTCATTTAGAAAATTTTCAAAATTCTGAAACATACTTTTACCTTAAAATCATATTGTTAGAAACTCTTATAGGTCTATGGAATTTTCCATTAAGCGCATATTGAGTTTTTGTATATTTAACTAAATAATCACGGCCTTGAAATATTCTATAATTTAGTTCTGATTCTAATCTTCCTATTTCGTTAGATCCTACATCTGATTTTCTAAGAACTATTTTAGAACTATCAACTAAATTTTCTATATATTTATTACAACATAAACAAAGTCTATATTTTTTACAGTAGTTTCCTAAGAACCAAATCTTCTCAGGAATTTTTTTACTGATATCAATAAGTTCTTGCCTATCCGAAACTGTAAAGAAACATGCATAACTAGCATGACGGGCTTCGCGAAGTGGCTCATTCTCTACGTATCGCAATAACTCTTTAGGTGTATTGTCATTATGTCTTCTTAATAACTCAACTTCATCTCTAGTTTCTATAGGATTAACAATATTAACAAGCCATCTAATAGTTGATGAATCAGCTATATCGTAATTGATAAAAACTGGCTTGTTAGAATCATCTACTTTAAAATACCAATAATGAGGAGCTTTAATCGATACATATTCAGAGAAAGAAACACCATTATTTCTTAGTGCTTCTTTACATTCTCTATAAAATTCGTAATCATAATATGGATCGATTGTTATAAACATTACTCAGTCTCTGTTGAACTTTCTGTATCTTTAATATTATCTTCACCATCTTCAAATGGTTTAATTGCAGTGTCTTCGTCTACTTCTTTTCTTTTAACTAAATCTAATTTAGTATCTACGTTTGCAACATCAGCTGAAGATGTATCTTCTTTCATAAATTCAGCGAATGACATATGTTTCATAAATCACCTCCGTGATTACTCAAGTTCAGAAACAGTATCTACATCTAAATTCTCAAATACTTGAGATTTAATTAAAGTATTATCATAATATAATTGAACTAATACTTTAGATGCATAATACTTAGCTGTACTTGTATTTTTAACTGTATTGTTAAATTTAACTTTCTGAATTAAATGATTTGTATCTAAATTAAGAACCAATGTAGGATTTCTTGAGATTAATGCTTTACTGCACCAATTTCTTGAAGTGTCCTGAATCTTACCAAATGATCCAACTAATTCGCCAACTGAATCAATGTTAGTATAAGCAGAAGCCTTAATTTGATTTTCATTTAAATTATTTAAATAATCTAAATAATTTGATTTATTTATCGAATCGAATTCTGTACAATTCTGATTATTTTCAAGCACTAATTCAGCTAAATCATTAGTACCTGTATATACACCATTAAATGAAATATAATCATTTAAAGTAGCATCAAATAATTGAATTGAACTTAATCCATAGTAAGTATAAGGTGCATCAAGAATAGTAAAATGTACTTTAACTTTAGAAGTAGGTTTAACTTCTGAATCGGTTAAAATATCAAAATTTACATTCCAAGTATTTCCTCTTTCAAGAAGGTAATTTGTACCAGCATCAAAAGTTGTTAAAGTAAACTTAGTACAAAATCCCTTAGTTTCGGGAATATTAATGCTGTTTGAATTTTCACCAAAGATATTACTTGGAAAGTTAGCTATAGCACCACCTTTCTTCTGATACACATATACTTCAATTCTTTGAATGATGCTTAAATCCTGAATTGACTTAATGGTAATATTTGATACATCTGTATTTAGACTAATATAAAATACCTGTCCTTTAGAAGTATCGATTTCAAAGTCTGGATTTAAATCAGAAGTTTCATGAAATACAACATTGCTTCCAGTTGAAATATTACCAAATGTAGAACCAGCATATTTCAATTTAGATTTTAAAATCTCAACATCACTCATTGTTTCAGCGAGTTGATTTTGAAATCCCTTATCTGAAGATAAGAGATCTAAAAATACATTCTTATATTGAAATTGTGCATTACTTGATTTATCAGCCATTTTAAAACCTCTTTAAATCCTCTTATTCACCGTAATGCTTAAAGCCAGTAAACTTACCATTGGCTTTCATATCCCAATACTGCTTCTTAAGATCAATAAAACTTAATTCAATATCTTTCTTGAATTGTTTTAATGTATCTAAATCAACTAATTCATCTTTGTTATCATACATTCTAAATGCGATTTGAGTACTTGTTGATTTTAAATCTTCGAAATTAGATATTAATATATTAATTAAATCTAAACTATTTTTATTTGAATTGATCTTATATCCAGCAGAAACAATATACCAATCTGCATCAACTTCAGTAATTTCTTTATAAGCATTTTTAATTACAGGAGACTGATCAATGTCTTCTTCATCAACTCGGAAGATTTCAAATCTTCTTACATTGTTCTTAGGAGATATTTCCTTAATATAGGCATTGTTGTTATTACACCAAATTGCAGCCTCTGGTGGATATGAATTTTCAAAAATTTTACCTACTACAAAATCCATTTTCATCTCCTATTAAATTCCACTCTCTGTATTGCTTTCTGAATTAATATCTGATTCTGTTAGATCTCCTGAATCAACAGGATTTACATCTGATTCTTTACGAACCTGAAGTTTATAATTAGAACCTAAATCAGTAATAGTAAAGTTATAAGTGTCTGAATCTCTTGTAACAGTTATATCTGAACCAGTTACAATAGCACCATTAGTAATTAAAATATCACCTGAAGTAAATTCAAATGTCTTATCTGAATGTGTTAAAACACCAACAATCTCAGCACCTCTTTGAATTGAAACATTTGACTTTGAATCAATATCAATAGTTCTGCCTCTCTGGGTCTTAATTACGTGGATATTAAATCCTTCTTGAACTGAGTTTACAATAACACTAAATTGTTCTGAACTTGTATCTAATTTATCAGTGTTGAAGGTAATTCCACTACTCTCAATACATATATTATTGTTATGGTCAGAATTTCTAAATACTAAAATATCATTTTCAAGGATTGTAAGACCATCGAACTTCTCACCATTTCTTAAGATTTCAAACTCAACATCATCAGTTAAAGTAATTACACCAGTTCTTCCAAGATCAATTGCTTTTGGCTTATCAACTATAATTGAGAATCTTGAATTTAATCCTACAACAGTGTGTCCACTTTCTCCAGCTTGAAGATGAATTCCTTTAAGTGTAAAGCTTGCATTTTCAGGAAGTACAATTTTATCATTTACTCTTAAACCTAGGAATGTTCTTTGTGAATTTTTAGGTACATTATAAATTTCAACATCGTCTCTATAAACTTTAAATGAACCATCGTTAGTAACTCTACCAACGCCTTCAACCAACATATTTACACCTAAGTTTGCATAATCCTTAGCTGTATCCTTATATGTAATATTATCAACAAAGTCACCTGAGGCTGTCCATGTAAAACAATTTGGAATATTATCCAAATTTGAAGAATCGTATTCGAAATCTACAATTGTAAATCCATCAGTTGTAATATTTAATACAACATCAGAAACATTAACTTTAACATTATCTTTGAAAAAATTAACAGTTACTTCTGGTGCTGTTGAAAATTTATTAGCAAAAGCTACAGATTTAACGGAGTAATTTTCATTTTCACTGAATTTCATTTATAAAAATTCCTTTAATTAATAATCTAATATATTTATATATTCCTCTATATTTCAAGAGGAATATTTAATTTTATGAGTTTGTATCTGACTCAGTGTTTGATTCAGTTCCTGACTCTGTTTCAGTTGAACTTTCGATTGGCTTATAATCCAATGTAACAAGTTCAACACCAGTCTCAGTAATGATTGGATCAGTGTACTGTGAATCGTACTCACCAACACTTAAGATTAAAGTTCTAATCTGATTGTTATCTCTTACTATATCTAGGATATTATCGATCTTAACTGAATCAGAAACTCTTAATGCTTCGAAATCAACTTTAATCATTTCAACTAAATCAAATATATGTGAGTTGAAAGTTTGACTCTTTTGAACAATATCATTAGATACTTCTTCAATAGAATTTCTTGCATTTACTAACTTAACAACACAAGCATCAATTGCATTATTCTTTGAAATCTTAGCAGCAGTTTCTGGATCGATTTCAACCTCAGTTGAACTCTCAGTTCCACTTTCAATCTCAGGAATCTCAACTTCTTCCTTCAGATCAAATATAGCTCTCTTAACTGAATCAATATTAGTAATTACAGAGCCAGTAGATACAACATTATATTGACTTCCAACTAAATCTACATTATTTAGAATTAATTGTAAATTAGTATCGTATTCATTAGTGTACTTAGAGAATTCCTCACTATGTAATGTTTCATACTGAGTAATGTCAGAATTCAAAGTATCAATCATATCACAAATATCGGTTACATCATTATTGATATTTTCTGTTGTCTTAATAACAGGAATTCTTGCATCAATTTCGTTATACTTAGTTACTAATCCTTTATATCTTGAATCTAAATTCTCATTTTGTACAATATTCAGTGCTTTCAAAGAATTCAAAGCTCTTCTAATTGCAATTTCGTACTTATCGATATTGTCAGGATTTTCTAATGTAGTTACAACATCAGATAGCTCAGCGATTGTACTTCTAAATAAATCAACATTTTCCTGATCTAAATCGAATACAATTGCATCTGATAAAGCTAATTCTAAATCATTAATATTTGATTTTAATATATTAATATTATTATTAATATTTTCCATTAAATCATTTGAATTTAAATCATAAGTTCTATTAGAAATTGACTTGTAATTTTCTATATTTGTTTCCTGAGCACTTGCATTTTCTAATAATTCAACTACCCTATTATGAACTAATCCATTAGCGGTATCAGCAACATTGGAAATAACATCTTGAGATACAATCACGAAATCATCAAATACTGCAGTTACTACTTTCTTAACAGCATTGTAATCTTGAAGATTTACGTTCTTAACTGATAGTACATTGTTAGTTTCAATGAAATCACCAACTGATAAAGTAATTGTTTCCTGAGCATTTCCTTGAATATCAACTAACTTAGTATCCTTATGGAAAATTCTAATATCACCACTATCTTTAGTCTGAACTAAGCCAGATGCTTGTGATAATGTTCCATTAACTGCTTTAATCTTATAATTACTAAATAGTTCAGAAACAATAAATTGATTTGTACCATTACCAGTTTCAACTAGATTGCACTTCTCAAATGTTAATGTAGAACCACTTGAAGGAACAACTACATCTCCAATTTCAATATCGTCAAAGTAGCAAATTTCATTAAATGATATAAATTTATTAATTAAATTATTACGTATTAATTTAACAAATGTAGTACCATCAGTTTCTATACTTCCTGCACCTTGGCAAGTAGCTAAATTTAAAACGTATCCATCATAAATTCTAAAGATTTCCATCTCATAGTAATCTTCAGTTTTATATGTTAGAACATTTCCTGAAGTGAAATCACCAATTTTATTCTTAAAGACTGATTTATTATATGAGAACTTAACATCTTCTCTTTCTGAATCATTATAAATTCTAACTATATCATCGTATTTAAGAACAACTTCATTCTCGCCAGGCATTAAGGTATAAATCTTAGTTAGAACTGGTTCTAAAGCTTCCGTTGATTCTGTTGATTCGGAATTCTCAGTTTCAGTTGAACTTCCTGATTCATCTGCTACTGGAGTAATGTATCTATATACTTCGGCGTGAGTATTTTCACCTACATTAAATACACCTACGAATGACTTAGCCTTTTCAATAGCTAAAAGTCTAGCATTTTCTGCCTCGATAGCGTCTAATTCTGCTTGCCAATCTGTTACTAAATCATTACAATTTAGAACACACTGAGTCTCACCGCCATTATTAGGGATATCAAAAATCTGTGATTTTACTAGATGATCGTCATAGTAAAGATCTGCTTTAATCTTTTGTGCAGAAACACCTGAGTAATTTTTATAACCTTCGCCGTCATAGTTATCAGCAAGAGTATGATCGGTGCGTATCCAAGTGTCCCCGATACATGCGCTTCTGCCATACTTAAATGAAATTTCTTTCATCGGATGATTGGTATATAAAGTATAATATATTGTACCAGGTTTTGTAACATCAAACTTAGTATTCATTGTTGGTTTGACTATTGTCCAGTGCCAATTAGTATCCGTTGTATCACGTCTAAATCGTTCACCGACTGTAAAACTAGCATAATTCTTTGATAATGTCTTAGCGAGTTCATGATTTGAATCAATATCCCAACTTACACTATAGTAAGTAAAATATCCTTTAATATCAGTTTCAAGCATTTTGTATTGATCGAATGCTTGTTGAGATGCTTGTGACGGTGTTCCAATATTATACCCAGCTGATGCACCGTGATAAATACACTCTTTATATGTATCAGTGGTTAAATTTCGAGATCCAATAATAAACTGATTACCATAGTAAGTTTTAAGGTTCATTGGTTCATCTGTATAAACATCACGGAATGTAATATTATTAGGAATTGCCCAACACTGCCAACTTGATTGATTTCGAATTGAACGACCCCAATCAGTACTACCAACTCCACTTAGAGCTAAAGTAACTTTATATTGAGGTGCTTTAACATCGGATAAAGTAGCTCCATACCATGTATCAATCTTACGATACATCCAAACATTACCTTGAGTAATAGATGTCAATTTGATATAAGTTACATAATCCCTTGCGTGAGTAATTTCAATCCGATCGTTTCTAATACCACGAACATTCTGATCGAATGTAACTTTAGCATTACCAACTTTCTGATAGAAATAAACATCTAGATCATATTTAAAATCAGGTTTAGTAGGTTGTTTAATACTGATATGACAATCAGCTTGAGTTAAAGTAATATAGAATGTATCAGCTAACTCGGGATCAATCACATAAGTTTCATTTACTTCCGCTTTGACTAGATTTTTATCTGTATTAGTATTCTTTAATCTAGTACAGATATAATGGAAAATCTCTGAATTGTCATAAGTAGGTAATTTTAAAGTATAATTCTCATCGTTTTCTTGATAAGATTGATATACAAATTTATGACATTCACCTGTTTCTTCAACCTCTAAATTATAGGTATTGATATCAGTGAATAACTCGGGATTTGTCTTTAATAACTCACGAATATGATTAAATAATAACTCATAAGAATTATTTGATAAAATCCTTCCATCCATTAATGTTAGAGTTTCGTTATCAGATAAAGGCAAATTACTTTCTTTATATTCACCAATCTGATAAGTTGAATTTGTAATAATATTCTGTGTAATATTCGTAGTTTTGTTAAGATCAATAATTGACTTAACTCCACCTTTTTTATGAATAATTTTAGTAACGTTACCCATATTTAAATCTCTTTTATTTTTTACTATATTTATATACTAATAAAAGGGTGAAATAAATCACCCTTAAAATTTAGTTTAATTAATAGCTCTATTATATTGATCTGTCAAAACTGCTTGTTTAGCATCCCAGACTGCCTTCTCATTATCATAAGTAGGATCTACTAAGTATAAAGTATCCTCATCGTATTTTTCTGTACCTAATTCTAGCTGTTCTTCAATTTCCTTTGAGATTACTTTAACTTTAGTTGTCTTAGTATATAAATCTTTTAATTCAGCGTACTTTGTATTAACATCTGTCTTATTATTAGTAATCTGAGTTTGTAAATTTGAGTTAGTAGTATTCAAATTAGTTTGAACTGTCTGAATTTGAGAACTCAAATCATTGTACTTAGTGTTAATAGTATTGTTAATAGTCTGTACTGAATTATCGATCTTAGTATTCAGAGTATTCTTAACAGCTAGGACTTCATTATACTCAGCTACACGGGACTCTAAATTACGTGCTTTATTTGTAGCCTCTGATAAATCTAAAACTACTTTAAAGTTTTGAGTATCGGTAAACTGTGTCTGATCATAATGCTTAGATATTACACCATATTTTGTTTCTATACTAAAATCATAGTTTGATACTTGAGGACCGTACCAATCATAAACACCACCATTATAGGTACTTCTGCGCATTGAGGATGTTGGTACTTGCCAAATTCTAAAATCCCTGATTACACCAAAACTACATTTCTTAATTCTAGTATTTAAGAATGTAATTGTTACATTATTCAGAGCATATGCCCATGCACCACTTGAAATTGTATTAAACAGATTTTGAACAGCACCTAAACCACGATTAAAGCCAGGAATTTCAATATATATTCTCGATTCGTCATAGGATGAATCATCAGCATTTTGATATGCACCATACCAATTATAAGCACAAACATGTAAACCACTAGAAACTCTACCATCAAACTGAGCAATATCGCAATACATTTTGCCTTTAACATCATATGATGGAATTTGATCTTCATTTAGAGCAACTACTGATCCGTAATTTGCTTTTGATTTATCATAAGTGAAATATAAATCAAATGTATAATTACCGTCTGAATTTCGATTAGTTAAGTGTGCTCTGTGACAATTGCCTAAATAGTGGATATTAGCACCGTATGAACTTTCAACATAATCACGCGCATAAGCAATTCTCATAAGGTACAATGTTCTGCCAAATTCATCAATTAAAGTCATAGGCGAATAAGATCCAGCACCTTGAGTTTTTGCATTTGCTGTTTGCAATGTATTTGTATAACTATTATTTAAGACTATTCCACCGTCTTGCCATAGTGCTCGGATATTCTCTTTAGTTACATTTGTGCGTAATTTAATAATAGTACCTGTGTTATCGGGATCAGGCATAGCAAATAATTTATTCATATGCTCTGAATACAATTTACTATAATCAACATTTACTAGGGCTTTAGTATTATTCTTAACTGCTAGATCGTAACTATACTGATCTGATTTTTTCTCAATTTCATTTAATAATTTACTATAATAATTTAACTCAGATCTTGCATTTGTTACTTCTTCGGTTAAGTGACCTACATCAACTAAACCGTAATTGATATTTGTTTCACCTACATAATAGTAAAGGTGTAGAGGACTCTGATACTCACCAATTTCTAAAGTGCTTTCTGTTGTTTGATCTGTGTAACCTTGAGCAACCCATGTAAATGGGTATGCGTAAGAAGTGCTACTATAAGTACAAATTGCTTTAGCACCTGAACTTGTCTTATTAGCAAAAGATACATGAACTGTAGCATGATCACCAGTATCATCCATTGCTTGACCTTGTAGGTGATAATCTGCGTTTTTATATGGTTTTAATAAAATTAAATCAATCCATTCAGTTTGTCCTGTAAGTTTACCTCCTTGCTCACACCATCCGTCATTGTATAGAATGTACCAAGAACTATCAGAATCTGTAGGATCTTTCTTCTCTACAATAAATCTTGCATTATCTGTAGCACTTTGTTTTACTGAATTTAAGAAATCAACTTGACTATCAACTTGTTTAGATTTCTTAGGTAATCTAAATTCACGTTTAATAGTATCAATAACAAAGTCGTAATCGTCGTATTCAGCATTTACATCTTTAACGGAGATCTCACTTTCTTCTGAATTTAATGCCTCAAGTAAGAAATTATAAACAGATTTATAAGTATTACCAGAGTTAAATTGACCCTCTGATAATAACCAACTTGAATTATTAAGTTTAAAGTAAGAGATCTTTTCTTCAAGTAAAGTAAATGGAATATTTAACTGTGACTGAGTAACTTTATCAACAACTAAATGATCAACACCATTTGCAATACAGATGTAATAGTAATAGCTTTGATTTACATGTCTATCACTATAGCCGTGTGCATCCCAATTAATCTTAAAATCTGTACTTGCATTTTCAAATCGGATCATTGCTTGATCTTTGAATTTTTCACGAACTTGGGATCTGCACAAACGAGCTGTATTGCTATCATTTGTTCTAGTACTATATCCAAAGTTCAAGGTATAGTTATAATCCTTAAAACTAATAGGAAATTTTAATTCATATGAGCTATATTCATCTGTGTGGGTATAAGCAAATTCAGATCCTTGCTCTAACCAGCCATCCGAATATAAATTAAACCAATAAGGATCACTTTCTGTAGGTTGTTTACTTTCAACTAGATCTCTAACTGCTAAGGTTGGTAAACGCACTCTACGATTTTCATTATCGAATACTAAACCATTACATTGGCCGCTTAGAGCTAAACAATCATTGTATTCTTCTTCAGTTAAAAATCCTTTCTTAGAATGGATTTCTTTCTTCTCGAATGCTCTCCAAGTTTCTTTATCATCTGCAATGAAATAGAATTCACTTAAGTGTAAAGTACCTAAGAATGGATTTGCACCCCAACCGTTACCACCAATTTCACTGATCATTCGGCCGTCGCCATTTGATGCTTTTAGAGTTGAATTAATAGTCCATTCATGAGTGTAATCTGCATCATTCTCAGACATCCATAATGAATACTGTGTTCCATCGAATTTTAATTTAACATGATAATGTGAATTAGCATGAATTGAACTTGTAGTATTCTTATTATTAGCTATGTTGTAATTGACTGTTCCTTCAAGATTTGAACGTATCCAAAATTTTAATTTTGAGTCTTGAATTCGAGCATAAATAGCATTTCCAAATAATGCATGGTTTTCAGAAGAAACTGTTGCTAAAATCTGTTGCTGAGTAGTTACATTTGTACCTGTAGTAAAATCAAAATGTAACTCAAATGTATTATTAAATTTAAGATGATTTCTGTATTGGTGTACTTCTATAGAAGTTCTATGAGTTGGAGTATATACATAATCACCATTTTCATCAACATGTGAATTATGCTTATTTCTAGTAGTATCATTACTATACTCACGGAAGTTCTTTACAATCTTATAACGAATATCATCCTCGGAAGCGTTATATAATTTCTCAATATATCTATAGAAATCGGTATAATCACTATATTCTGAAATGTATTCACCCTTTAATTCTTTAAATCCGAATGAATCGATTGGCGTTTTTGATTTAATAATCTCACCAATACTGTGAGCAATGGTTTGTTTACCTTTTGAATTCTTAAGTTTAGCATCAATTAACTGAACTTTATTTTGTAATCCAGCTACTGCAGATGTTAAACCTTCTTTGGATTCTGCAATATTGACTGATGATTCCTGACCATCTTTGTCTCTTACATATAATGATGTTAATTTTACTTTTGCCATCTTCAAAGACCTGTTTAATGATTTTTAATATATTTATATTAAAATATTAAAACAGGTTTTTAAATTCTGTTTTTAAAATGAATTTTGTTAATTATTTTCTCATTCTAACAACAGTTACTACTATTAAAACAGCCAGCACAACAAGATTTAAAGGAATCAAAATTCCGGATAAAGAACAGACTGTTAAACCTATTATTTCTAATGGACATTGTAACATTTTACTTTCCTCGATTACTCACCTTGATTTAATTGATAATAAATATATCCAAAAATCATAAAAGTTTTTCGAAAATAATAAAAATTATTGATTGTATCATTTTTAATCTGATTAAATCTATCTAAACACATTGCGAAAAACTTTTTGATTTTTAATTAAAATATATAAATAAATAAAAATGGAAATAAGATCTTATTTTTAATTAATGGAGAAAATAATGAAAGTTGGTATTGGTACTATTACAACCAAGCAGAACAATGTTGATGATGCATATTCAGTAGTTCTAAATGGTAGAACCCTTCTAGAGACAGAGTATCCTGAGTTTAACGCATATATCAAGAAGATTTATGATTCAGGTCTATTCCGCAATATGTTCATTGATGTAGTTAAAGAGAAGGATCAGACTGCTAATGATGCTTTCGATGCACAGGTAACTGCTAATGGTTATTGCTATCATTTTGCAATGGTTGATGGTGGTGTACGTATTCCTAAGTATGCTGAGGGTGACCTAGCTGTTCTTTATATTAAGGATGCTGAGGTTATTGTTGAGACTCCTGCTGTTGAGTCAAATACTGAAACCGAGTCAGGTACTGAAGGTTAATTTAATTTAAAAACAAAATAAAAGGATATCGAAAGATATCCTTTTTTAATTATATTATATTATATTAATAATAATTACCATCCTAATTCTGATTCTAAACTTGATTCTAGATAATTTTTTCTTATATCACCAATTGAACCTAAGAATTCATCACCTCTATCGTCAAATGGACTACTTTCAATAGAACCATCTCCAAAATCATCGAATACAGCATTATTTAAATAATGAGCTAAACTCTTAACTTCACCTTCGAAATTATCACCTTTATTATAAATTTGTTTAGTAATTGCCCTCATATCATCAAAGTTTCTTGCATCTGTAAATGGTGCAAATACTAATGCTAATGACATTACCATATCATCATGACATCCTTCTAAGGCTTGATACTTACCATCAACTTGAGCAAATGTATATAATTCCTGAATAGTAGCAGCATCTTTAATATCAATCTTATCATTATCTGAGAATAGTCTTAATGTATTTAGAATCAAATTTCTTGAATAGCTAGTTGTTCTAAAACCGGCCTCTTTTTTCTTCTTACCTGTTTCTCTAGATTTCTCCCAGAATAAGTTGTAGTATTCATATGTTTGGAACAAAGTTGCTGCTGAATATGTGCCAGCACCTTCATTATTTTCTACAACAATATATGCCATGTTGTAATATCTACCCCATAAATCTAACCATTCAGGCATAACTAAAAAGTCGATTTGAAGTTGAGCACATGCAACTTGTTTAAAATGCATTTCTGTAATGTCAACAATTTGAACGGCAAAAGCATCAATACCATCTTTAGCCGGATCAACAGCCATAATATATTGATGACCTTTCTTTGGGTATTCATAGATTCTTAATTTGCCATCTTTTAACTCAACATAATCTTCTGAAACTAAACTCGATAACTTCTCAGCACTTAAAAGAGTATATGAAGAGCCAACAAATTCACAATTATGAGATATAATGTCATTTGTTATGTAAGTGTGATTGTCTGTTTCTAAAATATCATATACATCAGTTTTTTCTGATTGTAATATATTTGTAATTTTAATTAAACTCTTATCAGATTTTTGTAAATAATCTCCGATTTTAAGATCTTTTGCATAAATAGTTTGATCATTGACTACAAATCTATGATCATAGGAAATTTTTATAGATGTATTATCTTCAAAAAATAAAGTTAGTGTATCTGTGTTATTCTTTTTTATACCATCGAATTTTGAATATTGTGAATCAGCAGTTTGAATTTTAAATCGATCTTTATTTAAAAAATCTTTAGCTCTTTGCAACTCACTATCAAAATCATTTTTCTCTTCAACAATTAAAACATCATAACCCTTTGATCTTAATATATCAGCTCGGATTTTATCAATTTCTTTTGTATCTCTATGCCAATACTCACCATTAAACTCAATGATTTTATTTTGAACACAAAAGTCAACTTTAATAAAAGTCTTATTTAATTTTTTGATTTCGTCATTAGTTAAAGTAATAGTTTTTTCGCCATTATTTGTAGCAAAAAAACACTTATCGCATTGAATATTTGCAATTTGAATTAATTTTTCAAAAAATACCTGGGAAATTTTAGAATAGCCACCAGCAAAATGATTATGAGCCCTTAAAAATTCATCAAATTTCTTTTTTCCTTCATCTAACCCATATTTATTAATATAATATTTTAAAGAATTTATTTTCCTTTCTTTATGCAATTTTCCATTTTCCTCGATAGTTTTTTGCAATGCTTTAAATTTTTCAATTCCCTTCTTCTCGCCAAGCAATTCAATATAATGTTCTTTTGAACGATTATATTTGTAATGAGGATCATTACTGCTCATTGACATATAAAAATCATAATTATCCCAAAAGAAAGGCATCCCACATTTTTCGCACTTGTACTTTTTAATTTTACCTAAAATAAACGATACCTTAGCCCTAAATGTTACGCCTTTGCATTGAGATATATCATCGGAAAATTTTAGTATACTGAAATACATCTTTTTATCATTTTTAATAAGTATTCTTTGACCACCTTTTTTTAAATATTTCTGATCAATATTTTGACAAAAAGATAATACATCATCGAATGAATAATAATCTCCGTTATATTCATTTTCTCTGATGTGTGATAATTTTACGGATTTTGAAATGGCTAAATTTTTATTCATATATCATTTTATATAAATCGGCAATTTTAATTTGCGTATAACAATCATTTAAACTATCATATATATTTATTAGTGTATTACCATCAACACAAGCGTAGTTCTGATTGAATTTAACAATTCCATCACGTTCTACAATCATATCTTTGAATTGCTCTGGTGTTAGTGGTTTGCCATTATTATCGAATCTAGGAATGTTTTGCCAAGGAGTTGTGAAAAATTTATAGTTATTTGATGACTTGTTTAATTCAACATTAAATAAGCCTGATTCATGATCTCTTTGAATATTTAATATATCTTTCTCTTTGATCATACACCTTTACCTTCAAACTTCAACTTATAATATTCAGATAAAGGTATAGTTTCTCCTGATTCTAATTCAACTAATTCATCTGGATCTCGCTCTTTTAAAACTTTATGAACTTTTGCTCTTTTAACAATTTCATAAAAGTGATTCATACCATTTGCAGTACTAATTAGAATATTCTTCTTCCAGCTCTTACTTGACATAGTAGGAAAAACTGAATCAGCCATATCATTCCAGTTGTGTTGAGGAATAAATGCTAACTCATCTACAACTAAAACATTTAATGCGAAACCACGGAATGAATCTCCACTTGGAACATCAGTCATAATTCTAACATCTGATTCATTACCAATATTATAAACGTTCCAAACTTTAGTTCCTTGAACCATCCATAGTGGTAATTCAATTAACATATTCTTAACATTGTTTAAGAATTCAGCAGCTAATTTACCTTTATTAGCACAAATGCCAATATTAAGTTCAGTTCTAAAACAGTACAACCAAGTTAAGTAAATTCCTACTGTTACAGATTTACCCGCTTGTCTTGAGAGGAGGGTAACTATATTTTCTTCATCTGAATTTAAAACATTTAAGAAATCATTTTGATAATCTCTAATGTCTGGAAAATTAACACCAGTACGAGTTTTAATTTTAATATAGTTATCTTTGAAATAGTGCAAATCTTCTGCACATCTTTTGATCTCTTCTAGATGAATACTAGAAAGATTCATTTTTGTATAACATTTCTTTAAGAATCTAAATCCATTAAAAGAAATTCTATTGCCAAACGCATCAAGATGATATTCTTCTTCATCCTTTTCAGTATCTAAAATATCTAAAGCTAACTGTTTACCTTCGTTACCTTTAGATCTTAATGCAGTTAGTAAATCACTAGTAATTTGAGATTTATTATTCTTAAAATAATCAATTTGTTCCTGTGTTAAAATACTCATATAATTAAATTATTTTTATATTAATATTAAATATATTTATTTTTTATTTTTAACAACAGGAATTATTTTTTAGGCATTTTCTATTTGATTGAAGTTCGCCTCGACTGCTCCGTCCTTGGTATTATCAGGTTTTATAGATGTATATTTCCAAGTGATCTTACCACATATTAAGCAGACTTCCTCTAGAGGTAGATAATTTTCATCTACACCCTTAAAAGAGTCAAGCAGACTATCTTTTGAACCCTCTGAGACGGACTTCACAAAAGTCTTTGAAATCTTAACGTTCTCCATGGTAATTTCATAAATTGGTTCCTGTTTACCGGCTATCGCTCTACAGACTTGGAACTGTACCTTTGCAATCTTCTGGCCAGACATACAGAACTGCTGTAATTTAGGAGTTGCCTTATCAATAAGGTGTGTGAACCTGAATGGTATAAAGCTACCTCTGCCTGATACGTCTGTTGCTCTAC